CATCGCCGAGAAGCAGCGGGCTTACCGAGAGGCGAACAAGGATAGCATCGCCGAGTATCAGCGGGCTTACTACGAGGCGAACAAGGATAGCATCGCCGAGAAGCATCGATGGATTAGAAATAGGCGCTTGAATCGTGGGTACAGCCAACGTTCATTGGCGGAAGCCATAGGCAGCTCTCAGGCGATGATTTCGCGGTTGGAATCGGGAGAAATGAAATTGGAAGCATTCTTTGCAAAAGATGCTCTTTGCGCTGTCTTGGGGGTGCGCTTATGAGAAAGCCGGACAAGCGCACGAGAGAACAGCGCAAGGCCGATGAATCGGCGATGTTTGCGGCGGCGTGTTTGGGCGCGACGATTCTCTTGATCGCGATCTCAATCCTTGCCACCAGCGCGCAGGCGGTCGATGCGGAACCGGAAGAAGCCCCCATCGTAGAGGAGTATGACCCCGCGTGGGATATTCCCGCTACGGAAAGCGCGGTGTGCGAGGACGTGTTTCTCGGCGAGTTTACCCTCACGGCCTATTGCCCCGGACGCTGCTGCTGTGGCAAGTGGGCAAGCGGATACACCGCGACTGGCACGCTGGCAACGGAGGGGCGCACGATTGCGGTCGACCCCAAGTTGATTCCTTACGGGACGCGCGTCCTGCTGATCTGGCCGGACGGCACGCAGCACAGCTACATCGCGGAGGATTGCGGCGGCGGCGTAAACGGGAACCACATCGACGTGTTTTTCAACGACCATCAGGCGGCGCGCGTTTTTGGCGTGCAGAACGCAATGGCGTATTTGGAGGCGGAGGAATGATGCACTGCGAATCGTGCGGTGCTGATTTTGAGCACCCGGCTATTTACCGCGAACGAGAAAACCTTGACGGAGAACGCGGGTATTACTGGCATGAAACGCTGGTATGCCCCTTCTGCGGTGAGGAATGGATAACGGAGGTAAAAGATGAAGAATGACGGGGTAAGTGAGTACGCGCGCTGCACAGTAGATATTTACTTCCCTAACAAAGAAGTTAAGTGCATGTATTGCCCATTGCTGGAAACGTACTCGCGTAATCAGTGCCGGAGAACCGGCGAATACATCGCAGACACGCGTGGCATCGGCATCTGGTGCCCGCTGAAAATGGAGGAGTTAACTGATGGAGAACCATGGCATTTATGAAAAGCTCTCTGCAATTCAGCAGGAGCTGAAAGCCCCGAAGGGGCAATACAACAGTTTCGGCAAGTACAAGTACCGCAGCTGTGAGGACATTCTCGAAGCGGTCAAGCCCATCTGTGCGAAGCACAAGACGGCACTGGTACTGCTGGACGATATCAGAGAGGTAAGTGGTAGGTTCTATGTGGTCGCACAGGCTCAACTGCACGACTGCGAGAGCGACAATGCAGTGACTGCTACGGCCTTTGCCAGAGAGCCGGACGAGAAGAAGGGCATGGACGATAGTCAGATTACCGGCACGGCATCAAGTTACGCCCGCAAGTACGCGCTGAACGGTCTGTTTTGCATCGACGATACTAAGGACGCAGACACGGACGAGTACAAGCAGCAGGAAAAGAAGCCGAGCAAGGAAGAGATGGACGCATTTAATAAACAGTACAAGCGCGAGGTCGAGAAAAACACCTGCAAGGACTGCGGTATGCCCATTTACCCGGTGACGCACGGCGGCAAGACATATTCTGTCGCGGAGATTGCGGAGAACGCGAGAAAGACCTATAAAGCACCGCTCTGCTGGGCGTGCATGATGGCGAGGAGAAAAGCGAATGAAAGCCCGACTGCATGATCTATCCCTTGCGCGCGATGGTGGGTATTTGCTCACCATCGCTACGCGGGAGAACGTCGGCGCACTATACGACGAGCTGCGCGAGGTAGACGTTGACGTGACCATCAAGAAGCACCGCGAGAAACGGAGCCTCGATGCAAACGCTTACTCATGGGTGCTGTTGGATAAGCTCTCAGAAGCCACAGGAACGCCCAAGAGCGAGATTTACCGCCGACAGGTGCGGGACGTTGGCGGCAACACAGAAACCGTCTGCGTGCGCGAGAAGGCCGTACAGAAGCTATGTGACGGCTGGAACAAGAATGGTATCGGCTGGCAGACGGAAGTGATGGACAGCAAAATTGACGGCTGCAAAAACGTGGTGCTGTATTACGGCTCGTCCACCTTTGACACAAAGCAAATGTCACGCCTGATCGACAACATCGTGCAGGACTGCAAGGAGCTGAACATTGAGACATTGACCCCGCAACAGCTTGACGCACTAAAGGAGGAATGGGGCAGATGACTAAAAGCATCATGCAGGACAAGAGAGAATGCTATATCTCAGGATTCTCGACGAACCTCGCGCGGCATCACATTTACGGTGGTGGCCGTCGGCAACTATCCGATATTTGGGGCTGCTGGGTGTGGCTGCGTGCCGACTGGCACAATATGGCCGATTACGGCGTGCACGGGAAAGACGGTCACGAACTGGATATGCGGCTGAAACGCGAGTGTCAGAAGCGCTTTGAAGAGCTTTACGGCCACGATACTTTTATGGCTGTATTCAAGAAAAACTATTTGGAGGAAGAATCATGCTGAACCGAATTTGCATTATGGGTCGCATTACGCGCGATTTGGAACTGCGCCGCACGCAGGACGGTACGGCGGTCACGAGTTTTACCGTCGCCGTCGATGACGATTTCAAGAGCAAGGCAACTGGCGAAAAGAAAACCTATTTCCTCGACGTAGTAGCGTGGCGACAGTCGGCTGAGTTTGTCTGCCAGTATCTCGGCAAGGGCCGCATGGTCGCGGTCGAGGGCAAGCTCACCGTCCGCGACTGGACGGACAAGGACGGCAATAAGCGCCGCAACGCGGAAATCATCGCCGACAATATCTACTTTGGCGACAGTAAGCGCAGCGATTCCCCAGCGCCGCAGGACACAGCAGGCGGCTTTGCAGAGGTCAGCGAGGACGACGGCGAGCTGCCGTTTTAAGGGAGTAGTCTATGGCAAAGAGCGGGATCGATTACTTTCCGCTTGATGTCACATTGAACGCAAAGTTTGAACTGATAGAAGCAGAATTTGGCTTGACAGGATTTGGTGTAGTCGTTCACTTGCTGCAAGAGATTTACGGCAAGGCGGGTTACTACATTGAATGGACAGAGGAGGTTGTGCTTTTGTTCGCCCGCAAGGTCGGGTTGGGTGGGAGCGTCGTTTCCGAAATAATAGAGGCTTCTATCAGACGAGGGATGTTCGACAAAGAGAAGTATGACAAGTACCACGTATTGACCTCTAAAGGCATACAGGAAAGGTACTTCGAGGCAGTCAGCCGCCGTAAAACTCTCGAAGTCGATTACAACATCCTTCTGGTTGATGTTGCCCAAATTTTGCCCAATGTTTACATTTCTTCGAAAAATGTAAACATTTTTTCAAAAAATGCTGACATCGAACGACAAAGTAAAGTAGAGAAAAGTAGAGTAGAGAAGAGTAAAGAAGAGTACATATTATGCGCTGAGCCGCAAGCGGCTGACGCGCTGCCGGTGATTTCTTTGCCGCTGAATGACGGGACTTTTTTCGACGTGTCGGAGAGCGACAGGACCAAATGGTCGCAGCTCTATCCGAACGTTGACGTTCTACAACAGCTCAGAAACATGGCGGGATGGTGCGACGCGAACCCTACCAAGCGAAAGACACGCGGAGGGATTAAGCGTTTCATCGCCGCTTGGCTTGCCAGAGAGCAGGACAAGGGCGGCAAAGCACCGCAGAATAGGACGTTTGTAGGCGGCGATGTATTCGCCGAGATGTTGGAGGAGGAAAAGAACCGTGGAAAGAGCTGACGTAATTAGCCTTTTAGGGCGAGTAAAACAGGCCTATCCGCAGGCCTATGCCAAGATGACCAGAGCAGAAGCCGAAGAGATGGTTGCCCTCTGGTCGGACATGCTGGGCAATGAAGACCCCGCCGAGGCGATGGACGCAGTGAATGCGCTGATCGCCGAGGATACGAGGGGGTTCCCTCCGAAGGTCGGCCAAGTGCTGGCAAAGATCAGGGGCGCAGCTTCCCCGCGAGTCTCGGTGGCGTGGATGAAGCCATACATCGAGAGGATAGCCGAACAGGAGGAATTCATGCCGAGCGTATCGCGTTATGCGAGAAAACACGGGATGACGTGGGAAGCGGCGGCTGCCGAAATGGCAGGCGGTGCACCGTGAGCGGGTATCGCGGGGGCATTTTCAAGTGCCCGTTTTACTCGCGGGACTACCGCGACTATCTCAACTGCGAGGGCGCACAAGTCAAACTGCCGAAAGAAGAGCTGGCCGAATACACGCGGCGCTACTGCGCCAACGAGGAATGGCGGCGCTGCCCGATCGCTCGGGCGTTGACGCTGCACTACGAAAGGACGGAGAACCGATGAGCGAAAGAAACAGAGACAAGGTAAAACGGCTTGAGCACGAGCTCGGAAGATATCAGAAAAAAGTCGGCGAGCTGATGAAAGCAAATGCGAAGCTGCGCGAGGATATGAAGGGACTGAACCAGCTGCGCATGGCGTTCGATGCTTGGATTATCCAGATCGCGCTTTCCTACGGCGAGGCAGTGAAGGACCCCGACACGGGAGAAGATATCCCACGCATGAAGGCGCTCCACCTCGAAAGGCCGAAGGTGAACCCGCTGCTTGGGCAATACGAGATTCACCAGCGCGTCGATGAGAAGAACGTGATGCATATTGCGGTCGGCCTGCGGGATGATCCGTGCGAGCACAATGGCGCAAAGGAGGCAGAGGAATGAGACTGGCTATCATGGACACCAACGCGTTCAACACGATTATCGCCGCCGTAAAGGGCGCGGTATCAGCGAGCATCAGTAGGCCGATGTACAAGAATATCCGGCTGGAATTTCGCAAGAAGAACAAGGCAGTTACGGCTATCGCCACAGACGGCGTCCGGCTTTTCGTGGAGCACGCGACCTGCTGCGAGGTCGAAGAGGATTTCGATTGCTACATCAAGCCGAGTATCCGCCTGCCACGCGGCAACTCCATGCGCTTGGAGCTGAAAGAACGGGACAAGACGGAAAGCGTGGTTGAGATCGAATGTCTCGGCTGCATCTTCGGTTTTGTTCAGCCGGTTGGAGCGTTTCTGGATTGGGAAAAAGTCCTGCCCAATGAACCGACATTCCGTATCGGCGTGAATGCCGAGTATCTTCTCTCGACGTTGCAGGCGGCAAAGGCCAGCGTCGGCGGTGCCTTCAAGCAGCCTGCTATTCTGGAATTCCGTGGGCCACTTGGGCCCATTACGATCAAGACCAACCACGAGGACGTCAAAATGGTCCTGCCAGTGCGAATCAGGGAGGCCGACGATGGCGCTGACATCAGCTGACCTCGCGAGGCTGGGGCCGCAGGCGCAGAAGCAGGTGCTTGACAAACTGGTGGGCGAACAGAAGTCGAAGAAAAGCAAGTACGGCAACCGCAAGGTTGTGCGCGACGGCATCAAGTTTGATTCCGAGCGCGAGGCGGCGCGGTTCGGCGAGCTGAAAGTGCTGCGCGCGATGGGCAAGATTCGCGATTTACGGTTGCAAGCGAATTTTACGCTCGTTGAGGGATACACGACCATCGAGGGCGAGAGAATCAAGCCGATGGTCTACCGCGCGGATTTTGTTTACGAGCGAGCAACTGGGCCGGACTGCAACGGCACGGTGCATTGGCTGCGCGAGGTCGAGGACGCAAAGGGCGTGAAAACGAAAGACTATCTGCTGAAAAAGAAACTGATGCAGGACAAGTACGGCATCACGATCCGCGAGGTGTGAGATGAGCTTTGAGCACTGCCACAGCTGCCTGCCACCCGTGCGCTATCCCGGCTGCCAGGACCATTGCCCGCATTATGCGGAGGATATTGCGAAGGTCCGGGCGGCGAAGGCCGAAGAGAAGCGGCAGACGCAGGCAAAAGACGATTATTTGGGAGCGCGCCAGTTCAAAACGCGGCGTGGCCAAAAGCTGAGAAAATAAAGGGAGCGAAAAGATGAATGCAAAAGACACTGCGGAGCGGATCCGCAACCTTAGAAAAGCAAGGGGCATGAGCCAATCACAGTTTGCCGCCATGTGTGGCCTTGTGCAGGGGCAGCTTGCGAATTATGAGTATGGGCGCATTATGCCGACCATCCCGTTGTGCGAGCGCATCTGTGAGGCCGTGGGCATCCGTGTGACGGACTTCCTGAGCGAGGATAAAGCGCCGAAGGGGCCTATCCCGACCGAGCAGCGCATCGGCGAGTGCGTCAAGGCGTGGCGGCAGATGCGCGGGCTGAATCAGGAGGCCCTCGCAGAAAGGGCTGGAATAGCGGACAGCACGATCTCCTGCATTGAGCGAGGCGGACGATACGGCGCGGTATCGACGTATCTTTACATCGCCGAAGCACTGAACGTCCCGATTGAAACGCTGTTAGGGGGCGAGTGATATGAGCCGATTTGTTATGAGCAAAACGCCGTGGGAGCGCTGCCCATATCCGGGGCTGAAAGCGTTTTTGGAATCGACGAATTACAACCAGACGACGCTCGCCGCCGCAACGGGCATCAGCGCGTCGGTCATCAGTCAATATGTCAAGGGCGATATCGAGCCGACCATCCAAAAGCTGCTGGCGCTGGAAGACTTGACGGGCCTGACGTTCCGGGAGATGTTCGGGGAATGCGAGGGGAGAAGATGAAGCACCTCGGCGATATTACGAAAATCAACGGCGCGGAGATCGAGACCGTGGACGTTATCACGGGAGGCTCACCGTGTCAGGATTTGAGCATTGCAGGAAAACGCGCCGGGTTAGCCGGCGCAAGAAGCGGATTGTTCATGGAACAGATCCGCATCGTGAAGGAGATGAGAGCACATGACAAAGCGAACGGACGAACAGGTGACATGGTCCGACCTCGGTTTATGGTCTGGGAAAACGTGCCCGGAGCATTCAGCAGCAACAAAGGACAAGACTTCGCGGCAGTCCTCGAAGAGATCATCCGCATCGCAGAGCCGGAAGCCCCCGATATTGAAGTACCTGAAAAAGGCTGGAACACCTGGGGTGGCTACCACGATGAAGTGGGAGGACGATGGAGCGTGGCTTGGCGAGTGCATGACGCGCAACACTGGGGAGTGCCCCAACGCCGCCGTCGTATCTCGGTTGTCGCAGATTTTGGAGGTGACACCGCAGGAGAAATATTGTTTGAGCGCAAAAGCGTGTCAGGGTATCTTGCGGAGAGCGGAGCGGCGGGGGAAGAAGCTGCCGGAGATTTTGGAGCGGGTGCTGACTGCGCAGTCAAATGCCTGACCGCATGGGATTGCCAAAGCAAACGGGTGTTTAGCACGGTTGGCAAATGCCCTACGCCGCAAGGCGGCGTAGGCGGCGGCGTAAATAATCCCGCAATTTTATGTGCAGCTTTTAAGGCGGGGCAGGGCGCAAAGGCGAACGGCATCGGCTACGCCGAAGAGCAATCGCCAACGCTGAACGCGGAGTGCGGTGGCAACAAGCCTGCGGTGGTGGCACTGGATATGTCGCACGCCTGCGATGTTATCAGAGACTGCGGCGAGGTCGCTCCGAGTTTGCAAGCCCGTATGGGAACGGGCGGCAATCAAGTTCCGCTGACGTATCAAATGCAAGGGTTTGGCGATTACCGAGAGGGGGACGTCGCAAGCAGTTGCAAGCAACGGGACTTTAAGGACGGAACAGACCTTGTGTGTGCCGTCGATTGTCGGAACTTTTGCGAGGGTGGAGAAATAAACGGTACATTGCAAGCAAAAGAAAGCAGAGGGCAAAGCCTGAACCTGAACAATACAGTCCGGCAGAACATGGTGGTGCGCCGCCTTACCCCGATGGAATGCGAGCGGCTGCAAGGCTATCCGGACGGCTGGACGGACATCGGCGAATGGCGCGACAGCAAGGGCAAGCTGCATAAGGGCGCGGACAGCCCGCGCTATAAGGCCTGCGGCAACTCGATCGCGCTGCCGTTTTGGGACTTTTTGGCAAAGCGCATCAGCGCGCAGTATTTGCGCCCCGTTACGATGGGGAGCCTGTTCGACGGCATCGGCGGATTCCCGCTGGTATTTGAGCGGCACAACGGCAAGGGCACGGCGCGCTGGGCAAGCGAAATTGAAGAGTTCCCCATTGCCGTAACAAAATTGAGATTTGGGGAGAAATGACCATGTACATCGGAGACCCATTTAGCTGGAAGCCTGCCGCATTTGAGGGCAGTAACGGCATTATGAGCGTGACCACGAAAGAGACGACTGCGCACGGGCGCGTCATCTACATCAACGAGGCGCACCGCTACGTTACGGCGGAGGTGGATATCAACGGGAATAAGCTCAGAGAGAGCTTTAAATTTTAACAAAAATCAGGAGGAATTTCATCATGAACAACAATCAGGACTACATCGTTCGCTGCGACCGCGCAGGCGTTTTCTTTGGCAAGATCAAGGAACGCAACGGCTCCGAGGTCACAATGACCGAGGTGCGCAAGTTGTGGAACTGGGACGGCGCGTGTGCCGTGGAGCAGCTGGCGCAGGACGGCACAAAAGCACCGGGCAACTGCCGTTTTACCGTGACGATTCCGGAAATGACCGTGCTGGGCGCGATCCAGATCATCCCGTGCACGGATAAGGCATCTGCGTCGCTTCGAGGCGTAAAGGAGTGGAAGAGATAATGTTTGATGATAAGGTCAAGGCATTCCTGTCAGTAAATTCCGGCTCCGGCGACGACTCCGGCTACGGCTACGGCTACGGCTTCGGCTACGGCTCCGGCTCCGGCTTCGGCTACGGCTCCGGATCCGGCTACGGCTCCGGCTTCGGCTCCGGCTCCGGCGACGGCGACGACTCCGGCTCCGGCGACGGCTCCGGAATTAAGAGCTTCAACCGGGAAACGGTCTATCAAATTGACGGCGTAAACACGCTGATTTGTTCCGTGCGCGGGAACACCGCGCACGGGGCAATCGGGAACAAAGATTTGACGCTCACGCCGTGCTACATCGGCAAGCAGGACAACATTTTCGCGCATGGCGAAACGCTGCGCGAAGCAATGGAGGCGTTGCGAGACAAGCTTTTCGAGGATATGCCGGAAGACGAGCGTATAGATGCGTTCCTGCGAGAGACAGACCGTGAAAAAACGTATCCGACGCAGTATTTTTACGACTGGCATCATCGCTTGACCGGATCGTGTGACATGGGGCGAAAGCAGTTTGCCCGAGACTACGGTGTCGACCTCGAGCACGGCATGATGACGCTGACGGAATTTTTGGAGCTGACAAAAGACGCTTACGGTGGCGACGTGATCCGAAAAGTGATTAGTAAGATGCAGGAGGTGGAGTGATGGAGAGATTGACAAAATATCTCGCAAGCGGCGCAGCGGATTACAATTATCCGGCAGGTTGTTACAGTGGCAATGATTGCAATGACCGTGTGGCAAAAAGCGCGTACAGACAGACGTGTGTGGAGCGTCTTGCAGCCTACGAGGAAACGGGGCTGACGCCGGAAGAGTCTAAACGAATGTCTAATATCCTGATGGATGTTGGAATTGATTATAATTGCAGTTGGGAGTATGTGAAAAACTGGCTGCTGGATGACCGTCTGCGTGAGCTGGACGAGGCCGACAAGGATGGACGCGTGGTGGTGCTGCCGTGCAAGGTGGGTTAGCGGGTGTTCGCCGAACAGGAGGGCTGACAATGGCTGAAAAAGAAATGCAGAGTGCAGATGTTTGCACCCACAAGAACAAAATAAAGACCAGCTTTGCAAAAATTTTTGTTTCAGGGACGCCTGACAGGCCGTATTTCAACATCTTGTATTTTGACCCGGTAGATCAAGATTATCACGTTGGGTTCGGTTCATATTGCCTTGAGTACGTATTTAAGCGGCTCTCAGATGAGTTTGAAATTGAAGATGCTCCCGCCGCCGATGTTGCCCCGGTGGTGCATGGTCGGTGGGAACAAGATGCGGATGGCGATTGGTATTGCACAAACTGTGGTGAGGTTGTTGCTATCTGCGACAGCGGCAGAGAACGAACTTATCGCAAGCCGTACTGCCCCAACTGCGGCGTGAAGATGGACGGCAAGAAGGTCGTACGTATATGCTGACGATCACGATTAAAGCCAACGTCCCCGCCGCTGATGCGCAGGGCATCAAGGAGCGAATCGCCATGGACATTGAGTGCTACGGAGACTGTAAGGTCGTGAGCATTGTAAGCGACCGGGGACGAGAAGAACAGCTACGAATGAAAGGAGCCAAATTATGAGCATCAATGTAAAGAAGTACACCAAAGACCAGATGGCGAAGATGGTGGAGGACTCGCAGGAGAAGACTGCGGCGCTTGAAGCAGAGATCATCGAGCTGAAAAACTGTATCGACGAGAAGAATGATCTGATTGCCGAATATGCGAACCTAAAGGCGGCGATGCAGCGAAAGAACGTCGCTTTGACCGAGCGGCTTGACCAGATGAACGGCGAGGCCATCACCCGCGAGAATGTGGTTGCGAATCTGAAAGCGGATGCGGATGTGTTGCGAAACAAGCTTGCTGACACTGAGGCGGCGCTTGGGCGAGCGAATGATGAGTGCGCTTTTAAGCAAGAGGCCCTTAATGTAATGCGCAACAGGCGCTACAACGCCGAGCAGCGCGCTAATTACGCAGAAACCCACCCGTGGCGAAACCTGTGGGCGTGGGTCAAACGGAAGGTGGCGCGCCATGAGTAAAGACAGCGGCGATCGCAGGGAAAGGATTGATAAAAATGTCCGACTGTAAGTGGTGCATGGATGAAATTTGCGTTAACGATGATTGCCCGTTGTGTGCCGACTATTGCCCAGTTCCGGACACCGAAGGCGTGTGCCGTCACGAGGACAGGAGATGAAGAATGAGCACGTTTCCTGACCGTTTGCGGAGATTGCGCGAACGCCACCAGTTAAAGCGCTGTGTGTTATCTGAGCTGTGCGGGCTCAACCGCAACACGATCAAACGATACGAGATGGGGACACAGAAACCGTCAATGGACGCGCTGATAAGCATTGCCGACTATTTCGGTGTGTCGATTGATTACTTGCTTGGAAGGTCGGACTACCCAAAAAGTTTATAAAAATATTTTGCAAAACTCACTTATAAGTGAGTCAGGGGATTGCAGTAATGGGAAAATTGAACCGCAGAGGTGTAAAAGCCTTTGCGGTTCTCTCATTTATGGCGTTTACCTCCTGCGCCATAGCGGGGCGCGGTGCTTTTTATCTTTTCACACCGCCCCCCGCGATCTGCCGCACGCATGATGCAGCCCACGATCAGGGCCGAGAGGCCGCACCTCTCATGCGGCACAGGACCCCGCGCACTTCTCAACGATGTGCCCCAGCGGGGACATGCCCACAAACTACTATGCTACCGGAGTTCCAGCACGTCACCGTGATTGCGCATGGTGATAGCAGTTTTAGACGGCAGCACCGCAACGAAGGGCAGAACAGGCAGCTGCCGCCCGGACGTGAGACCGCAAATACTCATGCTGTTGGAGATGCCGGAGCGCCGACCGGCTCGTTGCGGAGATATACGGCATAGGGGCCCCGTAAGGGGAGACCACAGCGAGTGACGGGGACTTTCCCCGAAGCGCTAAAGCAGGGCAGGACTGCAATGCCGTACCAGATGTGCCCTTCGGGGCGGGTAAAGTCTGCTATGTAAGGCCAAGGGGTGGGGGCTGGTAGCAAAAAATAATTTGACAACGCGTATCGGCGTATCAAAGCGGCAATAGACTGTGACGGGCGGATGGAATTAGACCGCAGCACGACAGCGAGCCGCAATTCGCGGAAACTTGCGGCAGATCGCGGCGAGTTGCGGGCGAAGAAAAGAGAAGAAAATCTCCCCTTTCTTCCCCCTCTCTTCTTTTTCCCCTTAAACCCCTTTATTATCTCTCCCCCTATAATCCCCCAAAAGAAGAGAAAAGAAAAAATAAAAAAAGAGAGGGCGGGCGCGCCCCGCGCGCCATTGGAGAGAAAAAAACTACGACAAAAGAGGTGGTGATGAGTGCCATTAACAGCAAAACAAGAGCGGTTTGTGCAAGAGTATCTTGTGGACTTAAATGCCACTCAAGCCGCCGCGAGAGCAGGGTATAAGAACGCTGAGAAAGGTAGGCAGTTAGTTACGAATGGTAACGTTTCGGCTGCTATCCAAAAAGCAAAGGCGGAAAGGCAGAAGCGGACGGAAGTAACGCAGGACTATGTGATTGAAAAGCTAAAAGAAATCGCGGACAAGCCTGCGTCTGATTGCACAGAAAGCGACCTGAAATATGCGAACAAGCTAAAGGCACTTGAGATGCTTGCAAAGCATACAGGCGTGTTTGACAAGCAAGACAATTCTGCCGCTGATTCCGTTGTTAAGGTGATTATCGATGTCTGATATTCTCCTGTCCGAGAAAATCGGCCCTGCGTTTTATGGCATTGCACACGACATTTTCCATCATGGGCACACGCATTACGATTTTAGCGGCGGACGCGGTTCGCTGAAATCGTCCACGGTGTCAATTATCGTTCCGCTTTTACTGGTTGCCAATCCGGGAACGCACGCGCTTGTGCTGCGCAAGGTGGCAAACACCATCCGCGATAGCGTCTATGCACAATATATCTGGGCAATCGGTGAACTGGGCATGGCGGCGTATTGGGAAGCCAAGGTTTCCCCGATGGAGCTGATTTATAAGCCGACGGGGCAGAAGATCATGTTTCGCGGCGCGGATGACCCGATGAAGATCAAGTCTATCAAGGTGCCGTTTGGCTATATCGCCGTGACGCACTTTGAGGAAAAAGACCAGTTTGCCGGACGCGCGGAAATCCGAAACATTTTGCAGTCGACCATGCGCGGCGGCTCGGTGTTTTGGAATTTTGAGAGCTATAACCCGCCGATTAGCCGTGACAACTGGGCAAACAAAGACAGCTTGGAAGAACGCGCCGACCGTTTGTGCCACAAGTCAACGTATCTGCAAGCACCGCCTGAGTGGCTGGGAGAGCAGTTTCTTGCAGAAGCGGAACACCTCAAAGAGACGGATGAGCGAGCGTATCAGCACGAGTATCTTGGAATTCCGGTCGGTACCGGCGGCAATGTGTTTGACAAGCTGGAACTGCGGGAGATTACAGATGAAGAAGTCAAAAGTTTCGACCGCATCTATCAGGGGGTGGACTTTGGCTGGTTCCCCGACCCGTTTGCTTTTATCCGGCTGCACTATGATCGGGCAAGAGAGACGATATATCTGTTAGACGAGATTTATCAAAATAAACTATCCAACGAGCAAAGTGCGACCATGATAAAGCAGCGCGGATATAACAACGTTAGAACAATCTGTGACAGCGCGGAGCCAAAGAGCGTGGCTGACCTACGGGCAATGGGATTGCCTGCGTATGAGGCGGTCAAGGGACCCGGCTCGGTCGAATACGGCATGAAGTTCTTGCAGAGAAGAACGATTGTCATTGATAGAAAACGGACGCCACATGCCTACGATGAGTTCGTGGGATACGAATATGAGAGAAACAAAGACGGCGATATAATCAGCGGATACCCGGACGCAAACAATCATTTGATTGATGCGACAAGGTACGCCTTAGAGCCTGTGAGCCGTAGAATGGGAGTTATTGCATGACGGTTATCGATAAATTAAAGGAACTCGGGTATACGACAATCCCAGAGGAATTCTATACATACGTGTCCCTTTGGAAGTCATGGTACGTCGGCAAAGTCAAGGGGTTCCATCAGTACCGGCGATATAACGGGCATAAGTGGACAAAGTGCAACCGCGCAAGCCTCGGTATGGCGAAAAAGGTTTGTGAGGACTGGGCAAACCTCTTGATGAATGAGAAAGTCCAGATAACGCTTGAGGGCAAGAAGGAGCAGGAGTTTATCGACAGGGTTCTGACGGCGAACAACTTCACGGTCAAGGCGAACGAAATGCAGGAAATGAAGTCAGCGCTCGGAACCGTGGCGTACATTCCACGTGTGGTTGGGCAGGCCGTTAACGAAAGCGACGAGATTGTGCCGGGTGATGTTTCCGGCATCGAGCTGGACTATGTGACGATTGAGCACATCTTTCCGCTGGCTTGGCAGAATGGATTTATCACAGAATGCGCGTTCGACAGCGTAGTCACGCGAGCGGGGAAGAATTACCTGTACTTACAGATCCATCGGAAGGATGAAAACGGCCTTTACGTCATCGAGAATAGTATTTACAGATACGAAAACGAAACGCTTGCCGACGCGCTGCTCACCGATGTTCCGGGCTTTGAGCGAATCCCCCCTGTGGTACATACGGGAAGCGACAAGAGGCAGTTCGTCATCGACAGACCGAACATCGCAAACAATCTTGACTATCTGCTTCCGGTCGGTATCCCTGTGTATGCAAATGCAATCGACGTTCTGCGCGGCGTTGACTGTGCCTATGACTGCTATGTGAACGAGTTCGAAAACGGCCCAATGATGATGATGGTCAAGATTCCCGCCACAAGGTGGGAAGACGGTGAACCGACGCTTGATGACCATGACCGGCGTTTCTATCTGCTTCCGGAGGATACGCAGCAAGGAAACGTCGTAGATACGATTTCCCCGACGCTCAGAACTGAGCAGCTGAATGTAGGGCTTCAAGACCAACTGAACGTATTGTCCAGTAAGTGTGGTTTCGGCGAGACCTATTACCGTTTCGACGGCGGCAGCGTAGCAACTGCCACACAGGTCATCAGCGAAAACTCTACCATGTTCCGCACGATCAAAAAGCATGAAATTATCCTCGAGCAGGCGCTCGTGGAGCTGTGCCGCATTTTGCTTCGGCTGGGCAACACGGCCATGAACGCTGGGCTGAATGAGGGTGTGGAAATCTCCATCGACTTTGATGACAGCATCATTGAAGACAAGCAAACCGACTTTTCCCGCGATATGCAGCTTTTGCAAGCGGGCATCATGAACGATTGGGAGTTCCGCATGAAGTGGATGAACGAGGACGAATCCACCGCAAAGGCGGCGCTGCCGAAGATGCAGGATATGACAACCGAAAAAGAAACGGAGGTAGAGTAATGGGCGGCAGAGGTGGAGCCGGTGGCGGCATTGGAGCCGGAGAACCTGGGCGTGGTCGCGGTATGAGCCTTGCACGGTTTTTGTCGCAACAGGACATTGACCGAGCAAATGCGGCGTCCGTAACCGATATGGGCGATATTATCAGGCGCACATTCGAGCGCAACGTTGCTGAAATCAATGGACTTGAGATGTCGGACGCTGAAAAGAAAGACGCGGTAAAGCAGATGGCAACTCTCGCAACAACGGCGCTTAAAACGGCGGCAGGAGCAGTTAATCCTTATGCAAGCGGGCCTGCGCGCCTGACAACGGCGCAGAAAACAGGAAGCGCCGCAGACAGAGCTGCAAGAGCGCGCGGTGAAATGGATAGCTACATGCGGAAATTGCGTGACCAGTCCAGTAAAAACCGCAAAGCAGCAGAAAACAAGGCGTTTTCCAATGCCTTTGTAACAGCGCAAAAGTCGGGCGCGTTGGAAGTTACGGTAAACGGCAAGAAATACCGCAGGGCTAATAAGCGCAGCGGTACATGGAGACCTGTTTAATGGGCGGACGCGGCGCAAGCAGCGGCATGAGCGAAAAGGGAAAGCCTTACGGAAGCGAGTTTAGGACGCTTCTAAAAGCTGGGAACGTAAAGTTTGTAAAGCAAAATGCGGCATTGAACGCAAAAGACCCATTGGAAACTATGACCAAAGGGCGCATTTACGCAACGATAAACGATGAGGGCAAAATCAATGCAATCAGCTATTACGGTGCAGATGGAAAGCGTGTAAAAACAATCAATCTTCTGCATAGCCATGAGCAATTCAAGGGAGTGCATACGCACATCGGGTATTATCACGATGAAGACGGAACAAGAGCATTGACGGCAGACGAAAAGAAGCTGGTTGAATTCGTAAAAAAGGCTTGGTATAATAGGCATAGCAAGTAGTCGTATAGGGTGATTACACCGTGACTGCGGGAACTCCGGTTAGAATCCGGGCGCTTGCTATGCCGTAAGGTACAGAAATGTATCTTGCGGCATTTTTGTTTGCTGGGGGATTTATGATTAACTTTGAAAATCTCGACAAGTTCACATTCCCCGGAGTTGGAAAGTACGACATTCCGCAGATCGAGCCGGTCAAGGCATACCCACAAGGTGAGTTTATCCCCGTGAATTACCATTACACCGCGAAAGACACGAAAAGCAAGATCGTGCATTTCTTCGTGGACGATTATCAATTCATTCGGTATTGGAACACGCCTGACAAGTACATTCCGCAACTGTCGCAGTTTGCGGCGGTGTGCGCGCCGGACTTCTCTACATATACAGATATGCCGCTTGCGATGCAGATATATAACCACTATCGCAAGCACTGGCTGGCGGCATACTGGCAGCTGCACGGCATGATGGTATACCCATCTATTTCGTGGAGTGACGAGAACAGCTACGATTGGTGCTTTGATGGCGAGCCTGTCGGCGGAATTGTTGCGGTTAGTTCGGTAAGCACACAGCAGAACAAGGAAAGCAAGCGGCTGTTTCTGCGCGGCTACGAGAAAATGATGAAGCGGCTCTCTCCGGAATGGGTGATATTCTACGGAAAAGTGCCGGAAGAATGCGACTGGAATGTGATTCGGGTGAAGCCGCACTATGATGAAATCGTGAAACGGAGGAAAGCAAATGAAATATCCGTTTCAGCCGGAAGTTCTTGATGCGCTGCCGGAAGAACTGGCAGAGCTGTTCCGTGCGCTTGAAATCACGCTGCTGGAAGAAATCTGTTCCCGACTGAAAGCTGCGGATGAGCTGAACGAGGTAACGGTGCAAGATATTCAAGCGTTGCGGTCGAATGGCATTGACCTTAAAAGCATCGAAGAAGCTATTAGCAAAACAGCAGGAATTAGCAAACAAAAGCTAAATAGTTTGCTTAATGACGTTGTAGAGCGCAACCAGAAGTATTACACCGAAGTCATCGACCTTGCGCATGTAACGCAGCCAGAAACGCTTGTAGATGCGGCTACAGTGGATGCAATTAAGCGGCAGACCCATGATACATTCCGAAATTTAACGGCTTCTATGGGTTTCCTTGTGGGCAACACGATGTTAAATCCCGCGCGCGCTTATCAGTGGGCTTTGGATAACGCAGAAATGCAGATTCAGAGCGGCGCGATCAGCTACAATCAGGCCATCAAGACGGCAGTAAAGCAGCTTGCAGACAGCGGATTGAAAGTCGTCGACTATGAGAGCGGGCATCGAGATCAAATTGATGTGGCGGCGCGCAGAGCAGTGATGACTGGTGTAAATCAAATTTGCGCTAAATATACAGAGCAGTCGGCGCAGTATCTCGAAACTCCGTATTTCGAGGTTTCCGCCCATGCTGGCGCGAGAGATAAGCCGGGGCCGTCACCGTGGTCAAGCCATAAGGACTGGCAAGGCAAGGTTTACAGTATTCGCGCAAATGACATTTACCCGAACATTTACGAAGTGTGCGGCCTCGGCGCTGTCGATGGGCTGGAAGGAGCTAACTGCCGCCACCGCCGCAACGTTTGGGTTGATGGCGTAAGCGAACGCACATACACCGACAATCAGCTTGAACACATTGATGATGGGCTTGGCTGTACTTTTGAGGGCAAGAACTACACGGCATACGAAGCCACGCAGGAGCAGCGCAAGGTGGAGCGCACCATACGCAAGCTCAAGCGTGAGAAAGCCGCCTACAAGGCCGCAGGTCTGCATGAAGAAGAACAGGCGGTAAACATACGGCTACGGCGGTTAAACGCGAAATACAGGGCGTTCAGCGCGGCGGCAGGGCTGCCGGAGCAGCGGGAAAGAATGAAGGTGCTGTATTGAACTGGGAAGAAGTAAGAAAAGCAACCGACGCGATTCTAAAGCGAGGGAACGATGTGGAAATCCGACGCAAGGGCGATGGGTACATCGTTTTAGAGGTCAAGAAAACAATCAAATACAGCACTTCCGCGCAATAGGGCGCGGGAAAGGGCAATAGGAGCCGAACAGTACGCAGATTTTGCGTGTTGTTCGGCTCTTTTGTTTTATCAACACTGACCGACAGGTCGTTAAACAAGGAGATTTTTATGGCAGAAGAAACCACCGTGCAGAGCACGGGAACGACTGCGCAAGAGCAGGAAAAGACGTTCACTCAGGCTGACGTTGACAAGATGATTCAGTCGAGGCTTGACAGAGAACGGAAGAAGTACCCCAGCGAGGAAGAGATCGCCGCATACCGTACGTGGAAAGACGGCCAGCAGACCGAACAGGAGCGACAGGCAAAACGCGATAAGGAGCTTGCAGACAGCAAGAACGCTTTATCTGCTGCACAGTCTGAGCTTGAACAGGTCAAGCGTGATAAGTACGTGCTTTCCAAAGGCCTGACTGGCGATGATGCAGAGTTTATCGCGTTTAAGGCTCTCAGGATGGTGGACGACAAGACCACTTTTGAGCAGGCCGTTGATAAGCTCACGGAAAATCGTCAGAAAGTCAAGTTTGACTGGACGGCTCCTGCGGGCGGCGGTGACAAACCGAACGCAAATAATGCCGCGATGAACAGTCTGATTCGCGGCGCACTCAAGTAACGAAAAGGAGATTACAACATGGCAACTATTGATCGTTCCGCACTTTCCGGTCTTATTCCGGAACCCGTAACCCGCGAAATCATGCAGGGCGCTATCGCCGAATCTGCTGTCCTTCGTATGGGCCGCCGTCTGGCGAATATGTCCAGCAAGACGCAGACCATCAACGTGCTTGACGCACTTCCCTCTGCATACTTCGTCAATGGCGAAGCCACTGACGGCGGCGCAGGTGAGGCATTCAAGCAGACCACCAAGATGGCGTGGGACAAGAAAAAGCTGTATGCCGAGGAGATCGCGGTTATCGTCCCAATTCCCGAGGCTGCTCTCGATGATGCGGACTATGACATTTGGGGCGAGGTCAAGCCCCGTCTGACCGAGGCTTTCGGCAAGGTCATTGATGCGGCTATCCTGTTCGGCACCAACAAGCCCAGCACTTGGCGCACTGGCGTTGTTCCTGCTGCTGTCGCTGCTGGCAATGGTGTGCCCATCAGCTCCGACATTTTCAGCGACATCATGGGCGAGAGCGGCCTGATCGCCAAGGTCGAGCTGGACGGCTTTAACCCAAACGGCGTTATGTCCGCTATCCAGATGCGCGGCAAGCTGCGCGGCTTGAAGGACACCACTGGACAGCCCATCTTCAAGTCCGATATGCAGGGCGCGACCCGCTACGGTCTGGACGGCATGGATATGTACTTCCCCATGAACGGCGCTTTTGACCCCAACCAGGCGCAGATGATCGTCGGTGACTGGAGCCAGCTCGTCTACGCCATCCGTCAGGACATGACGTTCAAGATTTTCACTGAGGGCGTCATCCAGGATCCCAGCACCAAGGCCATCACCTACAACCTGATGCAGAACGACATGGTGGCGCTGCGCGCAGTCATGCGCCTCGGCTGGGAGATCGCGAATCCCGTCAACGCTTACAACGTGGACAAGGTCAACCCCTTCCCCTTCTCTGTTTACGGCAAGGGCGGCGACATCTCTGCTGTTACCGTCTCGCCCGCTACCGCGACGATGGCAAAGGGCGACAGCAAGGCGTTTACTGCTGCTGTTACCGGCGATGGCATTATCAACGGCGAGGTCGAGTGGAGCCAGAATGGCACGAAGTCCAAGATCAGCGAAGACGGCTTGCTGACTATCGATTCCGCTGAGACTAAGACCAGTATCACCGTTACGGCCAAGTCCAAGCAGGACGGCACCAAGACCGGCACTGCCACTGTTACCGTTTCTTAATCTGAAAGGAGCTGACCCGTATGACATACGCTGATTATACATACTACTCCGGCACTTACATGGGCGCTGTGAGTGAAAATGACTTCTCGCGTCTTGTTGTCCGCGCCAGCTCCTTCCTCGACTACTACACGCGCAACATGGCGCAAAACCACGCCGATCTTGATGCGGTAAAGATGTGTTGCTGCGCGCTTGTGGACAAGTATGCGGTCATTGAATCAGCGCAGGCGCTTGCCGTGAAAAACCTTGCAAACGCCGCGGCAAATGACGCGGAAGTCAAAAGCGAAACGGTAGGCAGCTATTCCAGAACACTTGCAACGGGTGGGGAATCCGCCCTGTCTGCACTCAGCGCAACGGACGGTGCGAAGAAACTGCTTGCGGAAACATGCATGGAATACCTTGCCCATACCGGGCTGTTGTATCGCGGAGGTGGTTGTAGATGTACACTCCCCACACTGTAACGATCTACAACATCGTGCAGGAGGTTGACCCAACAACGCTTGATGAGGTCGAGAAAGTTTATACCACAATTCTGCGTGGCGTGATGCTGCAAGCATCGAAGGGTGTGAACGTGCGCGAAAGCGGTCTTGAGGGCGCTGATGCGGTAAATCTGTATATCCCGTTCTCCGTGGAAGCGGTGGACGGGGTAACAGGGACGCCGAAAACCTATATTGGCCCGCAATCGTTTTTTAAGGCGGCGGACAAGTCTAACCTATGGACGCTCTCATACAAGGGTAACGGCGGCATGACGTGCTTCGTAAAGGGCGAATTTGTTTCGGACGACATGACCGTCGTACTGAGCCATGACGATTGCTACAACGTGACCAAGGTTGATGCTATGGACTACGGCAGCGCCGATATGCAGCACTGGGAAGTCGGAGGTGCGTAATGGGCATCAAGTTTTCCGTGCATACCGATGGGATGGACGCGCTTAGGGAAAAGCTGTCGCAAGGTTGCAGCAAGGCCGAACATGCTCTTGCTCAGCAAATACGGGCGGATACAGACCCGTTTGTCCCTGCGTTAACCGGTAGTTTGGCAAACAGGACGCGAATTGAGGGATATACCGCTGGGGACTATGGACCATCTGGCGGAAACGTTATCGTTTACCCCGGCCCGTATGCTCGGTTTTTGTATTACGGGAAAGTAATGGTCGACCCAAACACCGGCAGCACATACGCCCCGAAGGGCGGAACAAAAGTGGTTACAGATCGCAACTTGGTATTTAACAAGGCGATGCATCCGCAGGCGCAGGCGCATTGGTTTGAAGCATCTAAGGCACAAAATCTTGACAAGTGGCTGCGCGTAGCAGAAAAGGCGGTGAAGAAGTACGGAACAGATTAAAAAGACGGTCTCGGCAGCGGAAGAGGATCAAGTCTCCCGAAAGTTGCTTGCGTGGTTAAACACATTCCATGACAAGCCGGTTGATTTGATTCGGTTCGAATTTCTTCCCGCCGATACTGCGGCGATGGCGCTGTCTACGATTCAGGCGGCATACATCGTACAAAAATACATACTCGGTGGATATCAGGCGGAATACCAATTCAAGGTTATCTACCGCATGAAACCGGGGAACAGCAATGATAAACGGCTCAAAGCTGACGAGCTGCTCAATGCTTTGGGCGATTGGGCGGCAAACGAAACACCGCCTGACATTGGCGACGGCCGGCGCGTCATTCGCATTGAGCCGACAACGCGATCCTCTCTTTTTGCCGTGTATGAAAACGGGGACGAGGATCATCAAATCCTTATGAAGATGAACTACGAGGTGATTAAAAATGGCTGATATGACCTTTAACACCACGGCGGGGCAGACCGTAGACCGCGAACTTCTGATCGCGTATCTCAACACGGGCGAAACTGGAACTCCCACGTGGTCTCCCCTCGGTACGCGCGTCACAGATTCCAGCATGGAATATGACTGGCAGGAGGATTCCTCGAAGGATATCCTTGGCACGACGCGCACGACCATGAAGAAACCCATCATCACGCAGACCTTTGACCCGTCTGATCTGGACGCTGGCGACCCTGCCATCGTCAAGGTTTGGAATCTTGCGGTCAAGGAGCAGAACGCGGCGGCGCTGGCGAATCAGGACGTGCTGATTGTTCACGCCTATGCAGGCACGGCAAAGACCGCAGTATTTGCGGAGCGTTATTCGTCCTGTATGGTCAAGCCGTCTTCTCTCGGCGGCGAAGGTGGCGGCTTTATCGGTATGCCCATCGACGTGACGTTTGGCGGCACGCGCACGGTCGGCACTGCCGCTATCTCTGGCAATACGGTCACATTTACCGAGGGCGAATAAGGAGGAAGATCATGCAGGAACTTAATTTTGGCGACGGCCTTGTAACTTACACCGTAAATGGAAAGTGCGAGGTGTCGTTTAACCCTACCGACAGCAATTTTGTCGAAAAGCTCTACCTTGCCTTTGAAGACCTCGACAAAAAGCAGGAAGGGTACAAAACGCAGATTGAAAAGATGGGAGACAAAAAGCTCATCTTTGAATTTGCCCGTGAGCGCGACAAGGAGATGCGCGAGATCATCGACTCCGTTTTCGGGGCGCATATTGCAGATGATCTTTTTGGCGGCATGAATGTTTACGCACTGGCCGAGGGCGTTCCTGTGTGGTGCAATTTTATGCTTGCCGTAATGGACGAAATCGATAATACGTTCTCCCGTGAACAGAAATTCACGAATCCGAGAATCAAAAAGTATCTCGATAAAGTTCAGAAGCATTAAACGGAGGGCGGTATGGGCTACGGACTTCCTAAAAGCGTAGAGATCAACGACCAGAACTTTTCTATTCGATATGACTTTCGAGTTATTTTGACGATTTTTGAAGTTTTGGACGATGAAGAACTCAGCGACGAAGAACGAGCTTATACCGCCCTTCGTCTCTTCTTTGTTGACTTTGATTCAATTCCCGACTACGACGAAGCGATCAAACAGCTGTTTTGGTTTATCAACGGTGGGCAATACCCTGATGATAAAAAGAAAGAGCCGGAGATCATTGATTGGGCGAAAGATTTTCAGTTTATCGTTTCCCCTGTCAACCGAGTGCTTGGGAAAGAGATTCGCGAAAGCGAATACGATCCAGATACCAACACTGGCGGTACGCACTGGTTTACTTTCTTGTCTGCTTATATGGAAATTGGCGATTGCTTCTTTGCGCAAGTCATCCGCATTCGAGAACTAAAGGCGAAAGGAAAACCCTTAGACAAGTCAGACCGAGAATTTTACCGACGCAATAAAGATGTGGTCGATATCCCGAAAAAGGTCTCGAAAGAAGAAGCGGATACGCTTAGTGCATGGTTGGGGAAAAAAGAACCGGCTCACGAATGAGCCGGTTGAAATTAAAGAGAGACTTGTTTGTTTTCATTTTTCTTTAAGTACGCATAAATTTTGCTGATTTTCTTCCCGGTCTGAGGTGCAGAGGTCACGTCAAATACAATGTATTTAACTTCTGGATCAGCCTGATATGCAAAGATAAGGTACTGACGGACAATTTTCGTTTTCTTCTTCTGTGCTGACCCTCCAAGCGCCGCGCCGATTGGGCCAAGTAAAATACCGCCCGCGATTGCGCCGCCGACGCTTGAAACGTATTGGGTCTGGATATCCTGCGGTGTCATAACAGACACATCGATTAGCTTTTCTGGCGAAAGCGTAAATGTTTGTCCGCTCGCTGAAAATGAAATAGATTCTGGGGAGCACATGGCGGAGCAGATAGACCCTGCTGCAAGGTCAAGCCCGCCGACAAGTTGTAGCTTGCACTTTACTGTTTGGATTTTAATCTTTTCGTCATAAGTCTGCGGTACGGCTTTATTAACGGCCAGAATCCCTAATGGGATAGGTATTGTTAGAAGGGCAACGCCAACCCATACTGGCATAGTTTCTTGGCCTTCTGGCGTTGTAGCAACTCCTACAATTAGGATCAAAAGAAACGATGCAAAGAAGACAACAAGGAATAACAAGGTTCTTTTCAATGCTTTCATTCTATTTCCCTCCCATTAAATACGGTTCTTTTACCATATCACAGCAAAAAACTAAAAGCAAGGTGGTGATTTTATGGCAGCGGACGGTTCGGTAGTTTTCAGCGTGGATCTGGACGACAAAGACGCTCAAAAAGAACTGAATAAACTGGTTAAAAAAATCGACACGCTTAACGATAAAATTTACCAGAAACAGCAAGACAAAATGCCGCTGGCAAAGCAGTCGGCAGAAATCGCGGCAAATCTCGATGCGGCAAAAGCGACGCTTGATTCAATGCACAGCGGCAAAGAGTTTTTTACGGCGGATTCCATCAAGGCACAGGAAAGCACTGTGAAATCTTTGCAAAAAGAGTATGACGCCGTTACAGCTAAAGTTGAGAAGATGGACGCTTCAATTCAGTCCGATACGGCAAATCTCGATAAGATGAAGACAAAAGCGGGGGAGCTTTCCGAAAAAATCTCCAGCACAAAAAACGGTGTTTTCGGGATGGGTGATGCGACTAAAAAAGCCGACGAATACATGTCCCGCTTCGTTAACCGAGTAAAGAAGCTCGCTCTCAGGGCGTTTGTGTTTACTCTTATTACAAGGGCATTATCCGTTGTTCGTGATTATGTCTGGAAAGTCATCCAAGTAAATGACGAAGCCGCAAAAGCTATTGGACGCTTAAAGGGCGCGTTGCTCACTTTGGCACAACCGCTATTAAGTGTAATTGTTCCAGCCTTTACAGCGCTTGTGAACATCCTTACAAAGGTTATCAGCGTTATTGCAAACATTGTATCGATGCTTTTTGGAACAACGGCAAAAAAATCAGAAGCGGCGGCAAAAGGACTTTATAAAGAAGCAGATGCTATCGGTAGCGTCGGTTCGGCGGCAAAAGAAGCAAAAGGGAATCTTGCAAGTTTTGATGAGATCAACACTCTGTCGAGTTCAAGTGGCGGTGGCGGCGCTGCGGCTGCGCTTGCAGATCGGCTTTCTCCCGTGTTTGAACAGTTTACGACCGACGAGTACAAAGCAAAGATCGACGAGCTTACGGCATACCTTAGCGGCGCGCTTTTAGCTCTTGGCGCAATTCTGTGTTTTTCCGGCGCAAATATCCCCCTCGGAATCGCACTTATGGCGGCGGGCGCGATTGGGCTTGTTACACTTATTAAAGAAAACTGGAACGCAATGTCTGACCGCCTTAGAGCTGCACTGACAAATGTGCTTTCGGTGCTGGGCCTTTTTGCCCTCGCCATTGGTGCAATTTTGTGTTTATCTGGCGCAAACATCCCCCTCGGCATTGGGCTTATGCTGGCAGGCGCGGCTATGCTGGGAACGGCAGTCGCCTTGAACTGGAATGCAGTAAACGACAAAACAAAAAATACATTGTCGGCCTTAATGATGGCGCTCGGAATGACCTTGCTTGCCATCGGCGCAGTGCTTTGCTTTTCGGGAGCAAACTTACCTCTCGGTATTGGGTTAATGATTGCGGGTGCAGCATCTATTGCGGCGTCGGTCGCCATGAACTGGAACACAGCCCCCGAAAAGACAAAAGCCGCAATCAAATCTCTTATGGGTTCGTCTCGCTTATCGCTATCGGTGCGGTTCTGTGTTTCTCCGGCGCAAATCTTCCACTTGGCATTGGGATGATGATTGCTGGCGGCGCGGCTATTGCCGCTGCATCTGATCTGGATTGGAGTGCACTTCTTACCAAGCTTAAAGAAATGTGGCAGAACATTAAACAGTGGTGGAATACCAGCGTTTCGAAGTTTTTTACTGCTGATTACTGGAAAGCGTTAGGTCGAAGGATTATTGACGGCCTTTTGTCCGGTTTAAAATCCGCATGGGAGGCTGTAAAAACGTGGGTGGCTAATGCCGTTAGCTGGTTCGGGAAAAAATTTGTTGAAGCGCAGAATTCTATTGCAAAATCGAATTCTGGCCGAAGCGGAGGATTTGGAACCAGAAGTGGCGGCTTTGGCAGACCTTCTCGCGCTCCTTCGATTAGCCGTGTCTCCGCTCCTGCATTGGCTCGCGGTGCAGTCATCCCACCCAACAAGGAATTTCTCGCCGTACTGGGCGACCAGAAGAGCGGAACGAACATCGAAACGCCGCTTGCAACGATGGTCGAAGCATTTAAGCAGGCTATGGCGGAATCAGGCGGCGGTGCAACTACGGTCGTTATTCAGCTCGACGGCAAGGAAATCGCACGAAGTACCGTGAAGAACATCAACAACATGACACGCGCGGCGGGTAAGCCCGTGCTGCTGTACTAAGGAGGGGCAACATGGAAGTCCTTATTATCAACGGCACGGACTACTCGTCCGCAATCGCAACGAAAGGATACGGGTGGAGCAGAAACGATCTCGACAGCGACAAGACCACCCGTACCAAAGATGGCAAAATGCGGCGCGACAAGATCACCACCAAGCGGAAACTGAGTTATACAACGCGCTCCGTCAAGCGTGACGTGCTGGCAAAACTCGATGACGATCTGAATAAAACCACCTGCACCGTCCAATATCTCGACTTGCATGGCGTAAGAACCAGCACGTTTTACTGCTCGTCGATGGAATGCACGCTTGAGGAAGCGGCGGATGACAATGAGGTGTGGGGCGGCGCGACGTTTAATTTGATCGAGGTGTGATATGGGGCAGACAACAAGTGCGCTGTGGCGCGAGCTGCTCCACAAGCCCGGCACAGAACGAGAGTACAAATTCGACGTTGCGGGCACGGAATACGGCAAAGATGCGGAAGTGTCGCACTCTGCCGAATCTCAGTTGTTTGAAGAATTCGGCATCGGAAACGCCTGCTGCGCAACATTAAAACTGGCACTGTATGCGGACAACATACCGCGAGCCGCGACGATCAAGCGTTATCTCAGGCTTGTTAATGGAAGTCAGGCGACAGACTGGATCCCCAAAGGCGTGTTTTTTACCAACCGCCGGTCCTGCGATGGGGATTATTGGGAACTTGAAGCATACGACGCTATGAGAAAGGCTGACGTTGTGTGGGAGCCAGACCAGTCGCTTAACTTTCCGATGACTATGCCTGACGCTGTAAACATCTTTTGCCAGTTGATGGGCGTAGAGCTGGACAGCCGCACAGTGCTCAATAGCTCGTACACTATCGACTATCCCGCAAATGATTACACTATCCGCAATGAGCTATGTTTTATCGCAGCGGCGCACGGTGGGAACTGGATTATCACCGATGCAGGAAAACTGTTGCTTATTCCGTTGTTGTCTATGCCTACCGAGACAAACTATCTCATTACAGAAGCGGGCAACGCTATCACATTTGGAGGGGTGAGAATCCTTGTCTGAAAAGTATTATGTCGGCAAAGACGTTACAAGTTTTTCCGATAAGGGCAAGTACAAGCCTATCTCCCGTGTGACACTGCTTGTGGACGATGAAAATAGCCTGACGGCGGGCGATGATACCGGAATGGAAGTCATTGCAAGTTGCCCTCACGCCACGCAGCCAATGGTAAATGCTTTACTGCAAACCATGAAAGGTTACCAATATCAGGCATACGAAGCAGGTGCGGCAAACATCGATCCAGCGGCAGAGCTGGGCGACGGCGTGACGGTTGGTGGCATTTATTCGCCGCTGTCTAAACTCTCTGATGATGGGCGCGGATACGCGGGGATTTCTTCCCCCGGAGAACTAGAAATGGAAGATGAATACCCATCCGGCGGTTATATCACGCAGGAATTCAATCGCAAGATTGCCGAAACACGCTCGACTATTACCAAGACCAGCGAGGAGATCAACCTCAAGGTGGAGGGCATCGACGGGCGGGTATCGGACATCACGCAAACGGTCGACGGGATCAGCTTATCCGTTACGTCAGCGTCCAGCCCGGATGGCCAGACGACCGCGACGATCACGCTCAAGGTCGGCCCCAACAACTACACGGGCTACATCAAGCTCGACGGTAACGTGGACGTTTCCGGGCAGCTTTCGGCGGACGCGCTTTACGCTGCTTTCGGCGAGATCGCGGACTTGAGCGTCAACCGGCTTTCGACCTCGCGCCGGGTGGTCAAGTACCTTGCTGGCGACACCTCGGACGACAATTTCATCCGCGTGGCAGAACAGAGCCTTGAGTTCGTCGCGGGCATCGCCAAGGGCACGACAGAGCAGGCTCGCAACCCCAACGGGGAGCTGATCTACTGGGAGGCAGACCCCGCGGGCGCGTCGATCGGCGCGGACGGCTACCCCTACGCAAACGGCGAGCGCATTTTCACGACCACCAAGCAGACGAGTTGGCCGGTGATGGTCTATCAGTACGAGGAGCAGGTCAAACGCGCGATCTCGTTCCAATCGGACGGTCAATACTACTACCCTGTGGACGTCTTCGGCGCGGGCGACAACAACGGCAAGCAGCGCGGCTACCTCGTCAAGCGGCAGAACTCGCTGGAGCTGACGTATGAGACGAGCCTGGGTAAGCTGCTCGGCCTCGCCGCGCGGGACGATGGGTATATGGATCTGATGGGTCTGCGCAAGAGTGCGGCGCTGGACTTTTCCGAGTGGGACAAGGGGTATTTTGCCGAGTTGGTGGACGGAGAAAAGACGCCGTACCGCTACACGGTGGCCTTTGACCAGCAGCGCCGCCCGATCAAGATCACGGACAACAGCGGACACGCGACGCTGATCCGGTGGTGAGGAGGGATGGAGCCATGAAATATGATAAAAACAGTTTTCTCGCCGGAATCTCAGTCGGCAGGACGCTCAAGGGCTGGGCTGGCGGCAGTGAGGGCTTCAGCGGAGACAACGGAGGCGGCAACTCCATTCCAATTTTGATTAGTACAATAGCTATCTCTGCAAACTTGCAAAACACAATATTGCTGCGGGATTCTACGCCAATTTTTATATCTTCGTTCGAGGAGGTTTCTGGAAATGGCTAATTTTTCCTATACAAGAAACACAGTTACCGTTCCCCTATATGCAAATGAACCCCTTGGAGTGCAGGCTAAGAAAATAAACAATGCTCTTGTAGAACAGGTGCCAGAGTTGGCTTTGTATAGTGAGCAATATAATTCGAGTTCCAAGACGTGGACTACTTACCGATGGAAAAATACTCCACTTTTGATTACGTTAGGGAACCACGATGGAGATTCTTGGTATGGCTTTAGCCTCAGACGTATCAATGCCGATGGGACAATTCCAGATTTAACAAGTTCAGGTAGTTGGTTTTATATTTCAAGCTGTTTAGGCTCATCTAACTCCACTGTATACATTACAGTGATTCGGGTGTCAGATTTTTTCCTGAAAATCATTATCGGAAAAAAAGAACTTTCAAATACAGTTGCCTTTACCATTTGTACAGGAACTTTCCCAGCAACCAAAACGAATGCACTCCTCATAGCAAGTTATAAGGATGCCCCTGGGCTTGTTAACTATACAAATCCCACCATCTTGTCGGATGATTCGGTTTATTATGGTCAGGTTTCGGAGGTGTATGAGCCAAATGTCAACAACCTTGCTGCGAATGCAGGCTATGGGTTTGCATTGATTCCGAGGTTACTAGCGGTGTATCTAAACACGGAGATGTTTTTTGGACCATTTAAGTTTGGAGGAATTTATACTGTATACCGACTATATCAAACAACACCATATCAGTTGTTTCAATCAACTCCAGGAGCTACTTATTCACTTATGGGGTCTACAATAACCGCTATAGATGAAAGCATATACCAGTTTTTGCAATAGAATGGAGGGACAGGAAAAATGTTGGGCATCATCGCTTATGCACTCAACCTGATCGACCTATTCTGCACTCTCTGGGCGCTGCAGCACGGAGTATCAGAGCTGAACCCGCTGATGCGGGAGGTCACGGTGATGGTGGGCTACAAGGTCATCATCGTGTGGGGGCTGCTGTGGTGGCTCTCTACCCGGCGGGAGAGGGCGGCGCGGTATGCTCTCTGCGCCGCTGCCGTGGTCTACGGGGCGGTGGACGTGTACCATATAATCAATATTTTACGATAAAGGAGGGCAACATGGACAAAACCATTGACGATTTGCTTGCGGCGGAAGCTGTAACGGCGGATGATCTCTTTGTGGTGCAGCAAAATGCGACGGCAAAAAAGGTGTCCGGGGACACTTTGCGCAAATATGTAGGGCAGGAGGCCGGTTTACCAAAGCCGACGGTGGAGGGGGCTTTTCTCCGAGTTCGGGGAGGAAAGTGGGCAGAGGAAACCGTGCCCGCGGCGGAAGGAGGGACATTCTGATGGCGGAATTTTTAGTACAGAGCGAAAGCATTACGGCAGTCGCCGACGCTATTCGCGAGAAGGGCGGGACGACCGCGCCCCTGAGCTTCCCGGCGGGGATGGCTGAGGCGGTGAGGGGCATCCCGTCGGGCGGGACTGATATTTCCCTTGGCTTGACTGCCGCCACAGTGGGCCAGACTGTCAAGGTCAAGTCCGTGGATGCTGATGGCAAGCCGACTGCGTGGGAGGCGGTGGATATCACAGGAGGCGAGACGTGGGAGTTGATTGCGGAAATCAATGTCGATGTCGATGCCGCAAACGATGTTTTCGTGTGGGAATACAAAAACCTCCCAAACTATAAAGAACTCGCATACAAAAAAGTAAATTTGGTTGGCAGCACTGAGACTGCATCGGGGATATCTATTTCCATCAACGGGAGTGTTCCCCAAGCGAGTGGTTTAACATATCCCCCAAAAGGATACCCAAAAAGCAACTACGGAAGAATTCTGCTCCTGCCATTCGGTTGGGTTCACATTACATCTGTTGATTCCAATAATCCAACAAACTATGCTGCTGGATCGCTTTACAGCACATATAACGCAATCCCGTTTGACGGAGACAGTATTACAAGCGTAAAGCTTTCCGCTCACACGATATACAAGATTGCAGGCGGAAAGCTATCACTGTACGGGAGGAGATGACGAGCGTGAAAATTTGTGAAAACGGTGTCTACCGTGACATGACCGCCGAGGAAGTCGCGGAGCTAGAAAAGGTGGCGGCAGAACAGCCCGCGCCCGAACCTACGCCCGAGGAACGCATTGCGGTGTTGGAAAAAGACAACGCCGAGTTGCGCGAGGCAATGGATGCACTGCTTACGGGGGTGACAGCATGAATGAGTTGAGAGAGCGCGTTATCGCGTACAACAAGGAGGTCAAGGCCGCCTTGCAGGCGGTCTACAATGACCTCAACCACGGCCAGCGCAAAAAGCTGCTGCGTAACCCCGCCATCCGCGCGATGTTTGAGCGGTATGGGGTGGAAATCGAAGAGTAAAGGAGAAAGGGAGCGGGATATGGGAGACTTGGCAAGCATCGCGGCGCTGTGCTCCGAGGTGACGATCATCATCGGGGCGGCGGCGCTGCTCATCAAGCCCGTGCGGGACAAGGTGCTCGGCTTTGACAAGCTCAAAGACGCGCTAAAGTGCGGGCTGCGGCATGACATGCTGCACACTTACTACAAGAACCGCGAGAGCCAGACGATCCGCCAGTATGAGCTTGAGGATTTTATCTACCTTTATCGGGGCTACAAGGCCCTCGGCGGCAACAGCTTTATCGACAAGATCAAGTCCGAGATCGACGAGTGGGAGGTCAGGACGTGAGAAAGGCGTGGACGGCGGCGCGGGAGCACTGGGGCAGAATGAGAAAGCGGGACAAGTACGTCATCGCGGCAGTGCTCAACCTCTGCTGGTACTGCATTGCGGTGCTCGTATTGACCGCGCATGACAAGGTAGTGCCAGACAGCCTGACCGTCGCGTGGTTCGCCGCGTGGACGGCGGAACTCGGCATGCTGGCTGGAATTAAAATCAAGGGAAAGGACGAATGACATGAACGAAAGAATCATCAAGCGTATCGCAAACCTCATGAGCGTCAAGAGCATCGTGACGCTGGTGCTGACGGGCGTTTTCGCGTACATGGCGGTGACGGGCAACATCTCGCAGGACTTTATGACGATCTATGCGGTCATCATCGCGTTCTACTTCGGCACGCAGAGCCAGAAGACGCAGGACGTGATCGACGGCAAGGGTGACGGCGATGTATCACAGTAGGGACATTGCCGACCTGCGGGCGGACGTGCGCGCAAACTGCATTATTTTCCTCGACCTCTGCAAAGAGGCGGGCTTGCCCGTTCTCGTGACGGAGACGGTCAGGGATGACGAGTACCAGCGCTATCTTGCCGCGAACGGCTACGCGGCAAAGACCGCGACGCGCCCGACGTTTCACGGCGTCAAAGCTGGGCTGGCGTTCGACATCTGCAAAAACGTCAAGGGGCATGAGTACGACGATCCGTCGTTCTTCGCCCGCTGCGGGCAGATCGGAAAACAGGTCGGGTTTTCGTGGGGCGGCGACTGGAAGAAATTCCCGGACAAGCCGCATTTTCAATGGGACGACCATATGCGATACACAGGGCGCATGATCTTGGCGGGCAAGTATCCGCCGGAAATGGAGGAGTACATGGATCAGGCAACATTTAACAAGATGATGGACAGCTATTTGGCACAGCTCGGCACCAAGCCCGTCTCCACGTGGGCGGCGAAAAACTGGGCGGCGGCAAAGGCGGCGGGCATCACGGACGGCAGCGCGCCGCAGAGATTCATCACGCGGCAGGAAGTCGTGACGATGATCCAGAGAGCGGCAAAATAACGGTGCCCTAATCGGGCACGGAAAGGAAAACGGGCGGGAGGCCTGCAACGTCTCCCCTCGCGTGAGCGCTCTGCAAGCCCCAGCGCACAGCATGGACAAGCAGCACCGATCGATCCGCGCGCAACTATCCTCTATGGCCCCCAAGCGGGCCGTGGCGTATATCTTATCGTTTGAGCTGCCAGCGGACGAGGCGGCGTGCCTTATTGAGTGCGACGTGCGGCGCAAGAGCTACGCGCAAGTGTGTGCAGCGCTGCATTTGTCGCCGGAGGCGGTCAACCGCTGCCGCAGGCGGGCATACAAAAAAATCGCAGATGGACAAAGAGAGCACCGAGGTTAATCGGTGCTCTCTTTTTATTCGTTCGGTTCGAGTTGGATGACCGTCCATCCGTGCCACCGACAGTGATTGTATGACGCGTCATACAGCATCTTGGCCGTACGCTTGGCCTCATACTTATCCTCTGGGTCAATGCCAAACAGCTCCACATGATCTCTGACAAATTTCGATAAGTTTTTGATCTCCCACTCACGAGCACCGTTTGATACTCGATACCATTTTGCACGGATATTGGTCTCATATGGCCCTGTCAACGGGGATTCCAGCAGCGCCTTAACTCGAGCGGCTGGGGATTGCTGGGCCTCTGCCATAGCACAGCCGCAGGACGTGGTATGCCCGGTCATAAGATTCCTGCCCGATACGGCGGTCTCTTTGCCGCAATCACAACGGCACCGCCATATTGAGCTATTCGCGGTCGAAGAATAGCGCACATAACGCGTCACAGTCAACCGCCCAAAGCGTTGTCCAATCAGATTCTTTCGGTGATTTTCGCCCCTGGTATGGCCGCATGACGTACTGACACCCCGGCGGAGATTGCTGGCAGTCACGACGCGTTCCTCGCCGCAATCGCATCGGCAGAGCCATTTTGCCCGACCGTATTTATCCGGCTCCGCAGGCTCAAGCACAGTCCAGTGCCCAAAAGTCTGCCCTGTTAGGTCATACGTGCCCATTACAGCAGCTCACTTATATCCACACCCAGCGCGTCGGCGAGCGCAAATAAGGTTTTTGCAGCCATATTGCCCGTCTCGATTTCGCCGGATTCAACTTTCTGGATCTGCCGGATATAGATGCCGGATTTTTTCGATAACTCGGCCTGTGTCATGCCGCTTTTGAGACGGTAATACAGCAGCCACGTCGTTGTGGGGTAGCCCTTATAAATCTCGTCGTCGCCCATTTCCTTTGCGGCGGCAACCGGCATACAGCCGACGTTGCTGATCGTTCGTCCCTCTTGGATGCACCCTTCGATGCATTTACGCCCGCGCGCGCAGGCGTCCTTGATACTGTCGGCGCAGATAATTGCCTTGACGCGGCCAAGGAAAATTTTTGCGCGGGGTACGCCGATCTCCTTTGCCTCTTGCTCCGTCGGCGCACGGTCAAGATCTGCAGTAACGTAATAAGTCGTCATGATTGGTCTCCTCTCTTATCAGCAAAAATACTCAGCGACCTTGCGGTCGGTGGTGAACCAGTTGCGGGATTCCGGATCCCAGCGGAAGCCTGCGGCCTTGAGCTCCTTGCGGGCGGCGTAGGTCTTTCCGGTCACGATCCAGCCCATCGTATAGTCAGCGGCGATAGTGCGGATGAGGCCGAGGCGAGAACCGTTGATGACCTTCATGCAGCCGTTAGACATCAGCTTCTTGGTGTTCTCGATGGACTTCTTGGCGGCGTTCCAAGCGCGGCGGAGGCACTCGGAGAAAGCGAGGGAATCGGCCCACTTCTGAGACATCTTAAAAAGGTTCCATGCGCTCTTCATGATCTCACTCTTGTTGTACTTCATTTTTTGTTTCCTCCCGAGGTTTTCCCTCTTGCTTTATGTGCTTAGTATACGCCAATATTGGCGTAAAGTCAAGAGCTTTTTGAGCTTTTTGCAAAATATTTTTTGACCAAACGATGACCAAAAGCTGACCATTTGCGGAGCGCGATCCGCGGTATGATTGAGGCAACAAAAGGAGGTGCGGCGATGTACGACCGACTTTTAGCTTTGGGCTTTACTGAGCAAATGGCGATGGACATTTTGACACTGTTTCCTGATCCTGACGAGCTGAGAACATACGTCTACTTTGCAGAGATGTTCCATGTATAGCTATTTCAACCCAAATCCAAACGGGCGCAACGTGTCCGACTGCACCGTGCGCGCAATCTGCAAGGCGACAGGAAAGGACTGGGGCGAAGTTTATTTGTCTCTGTGCATACAGGGATACTTAGACGGTGACTTGCCCAATGCAAACGCCTGTTGGGGCGCGTATCTGCGGTCTCTCGGCTATCGGCGCTACATCATGCCGGACACCTGCCCAGACTGCTACACGGTCGGCAAGTTTGCCGACGAACACCCGCGCGGTACTTATATCCTCGCCCTCTCTGGCCATGTAGTGTGCGTTCAGGACGGTGTAATTTACGACAGTTGGAACAGCGAGAACGAAATCCCGCTTTATTACTGGGTAAAAGAAACGGAGGAGTGAACATGGCATATCCCTATTTCAATCCCTATTATCCGCAGCCGATGCCGGATAACCTCATGCAGATGCGGCAGATGCAGCAGCCACAGATGCAGCCCATGCAGCAGCCAGTGCAACAAAACCCCATCGCACAGGGCGGCGTGCAGTGGGTAAGCGGCGAGCAGGAGGCAAGGGGTTATCTCATCGCGCCAAACTCCGCTGTGGCGCTGTGGGATTCTACCGCGCCGACTGTGTATCTCAAGCAGGCGGATGCAAGCGGGAAGCCGACGCTCAAGATTTACGACCTTGTAGAGCGCGCAGAAACGCCCCGTACAGCTCCGCAGGAAAAGGGTGTGGAATTTGTCACCCGTAAAGAGTTTGACGCGCTGGCGGCGCTTGTGGGCGAAATAAAGGACAAAAAGAAGCGCAAGGAGGACGATGACGATGAATAATCCCTTTTTCGGTGCGCTTGGCGGCGGGCAGATGCCGGGGCCGGTAGGCCAGTTCCAGCGCATGATGCAGCAGTTCCAGCAGTTCAAGGCGAACTTCAAGGGCGACCCCAAAGCGGAGGTCGAAAAGCTTTTGCAGAGCGGCAAGCTCAACCAGCAGCAGCTCAATCAGCTACAGCAGATGGCAAAGCAGTTTCAAAGCCTGATGCAGTAATTAAATATTTATAGCGTTTTCTTTAATTCTTTATCGTGGCCACGATTTAGATAAAACCGACTTTAATTAAAAGGAGTGATACTATGTCTCTTTCTGACGGCGGCGTTCAGGCCACTATGCCTGTTGCGCCAACCGGCATGATGAACAGCGGCTTTGGCGGCTTCGGCGGCGATGGCGCGTGGTGGATCATCATTCTTTTCCTGTTTGTGTTCTGCGGCTGGGGCGGCAACGGCTGGGGAAACGCCGGCAATTCCGGCGGCGTTGTCGACGGCTATGTGCTGACCTCTGACTTTGCCAATGTCGAGCGCAAAATCGACAGTGTAAATCAAGGCCTTTGCGACGGATTTTACCAGCAGGCGCAGCTTGTCAACGGCACCAACATGGCGATGGCAAACGGCTTTGCACAGGCCGAGCTTTCTCGCAGCAACCAGCAGGCGGCGCTGATGCAGCAGCTCAACGCCATGCAGATGCAGGCCGCTAATTGTTGCTGCGAAAACCGCGCGGCTATCGCGCAGGTGCGCTACGACATGGCGACGCAGGCGTGCGACACTCGCAACACGGTCAACACGGCAGCCCGCGACATCATTGACTCGAACAACCAGAATTCGAGAGCGATCTTGGACTTCCTCACGCAGAGCAAGCTGTCCGACCTCCAGACCGAGAACCAGAATCTCAAGCTGGCTGCGTCTCAGGCTGCACAGAATAACTACCTCATTTCGCAGCTTCGTCCGTGTCCTTCCCCCGCCTACATTACCTGTAACCCGTGGGCGGGTAGCGGCTACGGCGGCTGTGGCTCCGGTTGCGGCTGCTGACAACTGTATAGCATAGCTTTTTCCCCACACGGGGAAAATGGTCGGCCCCGTGCCGATACTAACAACAACGCGGCGGGGCAATAGCCCTGCCGCTGTATTTTTATGAAAGGAATGATTTTATGGCTGAATTTACATCATCCGGGATTCAAACTGTCACCGCTGGGCAGAACGTCCCTCTGATCTCCACGGCGGCTTGTGGAAAGCCGTGCATCGTACATCGCGAAGGAAGCGGGCTTGTTACGCTGCGTGGTCTGACGCAGCAATGCAAGGCGAAGTTCCGCGTATCCTTTGGTGCTAATATCGCCGTCCCTACAGGCGGAACAGTAGGTGCCATTACCGCTGCGCTTGCAATCAACGGCGAACCTCTGAGCAGCGCCACAGCGACCGTAACCCCTGCGGCTGTTGAGAACTATTTCAACATCTTCGTTTCCGCATTCGTGGAAGTCCCGCGCGGCTGCTGCCTGACAGTAGCGGCGAAGAACACCAGCGTGCAGGCGGTAAGTTTCGCAAATAGCAATATGATCGTCGAGCGCGTATCGTGAAAGGAGAATGCAATATGTACGATTTGAGAAACCTGCGTGAAATGCTCTGCAAAGAGCTTGACGAAATCGCCGACAAGCGCGAAATGTCTGCGGGCGATCTGGACGCGATCCAGAAGCTGACGAGCTCCATCAAAAACGCCTATAAGATTGAAATGCTTGAGGACGGCGGATACTCCCGCGACGGCGAATGGGAATCGGATATGCGCGGCACATATGGACGCGGAAGTTCATACCGTGGGCGCCGCCGCGACGCAATGGGCCGCTACAGCCGCACCGACGCCCGCGAGCACATGCATGCGCAGCTGGAGGATATGATGCGCGACGCGGACGACGATAAAACCCGCGAAGCGATCCGCCGCTGCATGGAGCAGATCGAGCGGGCATAAGGAGGAACTATGCTGGATGAACGTGAAATCCGAAAGGAGATAGCCAGACTGGAATACGAAGAATCCAGCTATCGGAACTATGCGAAGCTTGCCGACCTCTATGCCATCCGCAGGGAGATGCATGGCGGCAGTGAGATTGTGGGTGCTTAC